GCTCGTGGAGCTGCCGGCGCAGCGCCCCCAGCCTGTCGATCCGCGACGCCAACTCCGCTCGCGTCAGTTTCGCCATCGTCCCCGTCTCCCCGTCTCTGGCGGCCCGGTCCGTGCGGACAGCGCGGCGGGCCGCGTCCATCGCTCGCCGGAAGCCGGCGGCGTCCAGTCGCGTCCAGGCGACGGCGTGCCCCCAGGCCATGGCCGGCTCACTCGGCGGGCGACGCGGCCTTGGCGATGCCGGCACGGATGGCGCATGCCTGCACTGCGACCCAGACGGCCGTCAGCAGGCCCATCGTGTCGATCGAGCCATCCGCCCAGGCGACGACCGCGCCCAGCAGGCCGATCGCGGCCGTCAGGTATGCCTTCCTCCCCCGCAGCCAGTCCCGCAGCTTCCCCATGTCCAGCCCCCTTGCGTGCGAAGCCGGGGCAGCCGGCTCCGCTTTGCTTCGCCGCGGTGACCCGACGGCGATCGCCGTCGGGTCAAAGCCCCACCAGTGCGGCCAGGATCGTCACGATCGCCGGCGCCAGGCGGAGCAGCAGCTCGTTGCGGACGTCCTGGCGGACCCTGTTGTACTGGGCCACGCCCTCCCAACGGGCCGTGTTGGCGGTCACCTGCGCCAGCCACTCGGCGTCGGTCAGCCGAGCGTCCAGTTCCGCCGCCGCCTCCAGGTCCCCCGCCATCAGGCGGCGGAGGTACTGCCAGGCGTCCTCGGCCGCGAGCTCGAACAGACGCGGCCCGTACTGCGCGATCAGCGCCGCCGCGGCCTGCCGCTGCGCCAGCGGGATCCGGGCCAGTAGGTCGTGGACGCGAGTGTCGGTGTCTGTCATGGCCTAGCCTCCCCCGCCGGCTGGCTCCGGCGTCGACGCCTCGCCCGGCAGGGCCGGACCCCATGCATCCTCCAGCCGGGCCGCCCGCACGAAGAAGCGCCACTGCTTGTAGTTCTCGGCCAGGTAGGCCCGCACCCAGGACGACGAGTCCAGGTCACGCTCGGCGCGGACAGCTGCCTGGTGGGCGTCCATCGCGGACCGCTCGGCCGCCGTCAGGGCCTCGCCCCGCAGGCTCACGTTGCCGCACCCCGGCGCTCCGACGCCGACGCTGACGAGCAGCAGGACCATCATGCAGAGCAGCAGCACGCGCCCCATCCCGTTGCCGATCATCGCTTCGCTCCTCTCCGGCGCTTGGCGCCGGTGAACATGGCCTTCAGGTCACGCAGCTCCGTCGTCCGCCGGGTCGACGGCGCCCTGGCATACGGATCGAAGTCCGATGGCCTGTACGGCCGCGGCCGGCGCTTCGGGTCGCGGTTGACGTTGGCGATCATCGCGAGCAGCGCGGCCGTCCTCGCCCACTCGGCCCGGCCGCGGCCCTCGGCCATCGCCACCAGCTCCCGGATTGTCAGGGGGCCGGGGTCGACGCCGACGGTCCCGGCGAGCTCGTAGAGGACTCGCCAGGCGTCTCCGCCATCGCGGCCTCGACCTCGGCCTCCAGGTCCAGCCGGTCGATCCTCGTCTCGATCCGCCGCACCGCCAGGTCCACGAACCGCGCCTGCTTTGCGATCGCGGCGGACTGGTCGGTCCGGCGGATCTGGCGGAAAAAATCCGCCAGCTCCGCGAAGAACGCCCCCACGGCCGCCTCGACGGCCTCGCCGCCCAGGGCGGCGCCGAACTGCTCGTCGGTCACGCCCGCCGCGTCGGCCTGCGGCTGGAGGATCGCGTAGACGACATCGCAGAGCAGCACGACGTCGGTCCCCAGCCGGCTGATGAGCGGCGGCGTGCCGGACGACAGGTCCAGCAGGTCCACGCCCAGCAGCCCCTTGACCCGCTTGACGGCCGCGATCGTCAGCGACAGGGACCACGCCCGTCCGGTGTTGTCTGTGAAGCTCCGCATGACTCCCCTATCGGCAGGCGCGAGGCGTCAGGCGTCAGGTGCCCACCTCGACCCACTCGTCGAACGCCGAAAGCTTGGCCGTCACGCTGACGGTGATCCCCTCCTCCAGCGCCTCGTTGCGGCTGAACGAGGTGATCGCGAACGAGCCCTTCGGGCCCTGGGCCCCGGCCGTCTCGCGGTCCTGGTCCAGGACGGCCAGCTCGATCAGCGTGCCGGCCAGATAGGCGTCCTTGAGGGCCTCGAACGCCGGGTCGCCGGGCTTCCAGACCATCTCGAAGTCCACGCTGCACTCCCGCAGCGTGGCGGCCGTCGCCCGCCAGCCCGAGTTGGCGCGGGTGGTCACGTCGGCCTCGCCGGCCTCCAGGTTGACCGTCACGTCGCGGACATTGTCCAGCTCGGTCATGGCGGCCAGCTCGGCGGCCGCCGAGCCCCAGTACATGACCGCGTCCATCCCCAGTTGGTAGTTCTCCGGCATGGTCTATTCCTCTCCTGTCGTGTCAGCCACGGATGCTGTCTCGCCACATCGCCGGCAGCCCCGGCAGCTCGGCCTGGAAGGCCGGCCCCATGAACGGCCGCGGCTGGTACCGCAGCGTCTGCCCGCGCCGCACGAACGTCCGCTCGCCCGTCCAAAGCTCCACCGGCCGGCTGTAGGTCGCGAGGGCCGTGCCGCCCTCCTCCAGCAGCGGCGGGGCCTCGGCGGTCCCGCGAAACGGCGTCGGTCCGATCACCACGCTGCGGACGGCCGGGTCGTAGGCAAAGAAGATCAGCCGCTTCAGGTGCCCCGCATGACTGCTGGGCGGTGCGCCGGGCTTGCTCACCGCCCTGCGCCTACGGATGCTCGACCGCGAGCGGGTCCGGACGAAGGCCCCGAACTGGCTCAGGACCTTGCGCGTGCTGGCGTCGGCCGCCCGCATCACGGCGGGCGAGTCGAAGAACGTCGCCTTGGGGACCATCGAGACCATCAGCTCACCACCCGCAGCGTTAGGGTCAGAACGCTGCTGAAGGTCCGCAGCTCCGCCAGGTGCTCCGGCGAGTAGATCGGGACGTTCTCCGTCCGCACCCACAGCGCCACGCCCCCGCCGGCCAGCTCGAACCGCCGCCGGCCCCGCAGGTACTCGGCGATCTCCTCTGTCAGGCCCACCAGGGCGTCAATCTCCGCATTGCTCGCCCAGGCGAGCTTCTGCTGCACGGCCACATCGACCTGCACGTCCCGCTGGGCCTCGACGCGGCTCGCCAGGGACAGCTCGATCCCGCGCGGCACGACCGTCACGCGCAGCTCCGCCAGGTCCGCCAGCTCGTAGGTCGGGACGTAGGCCCTCGCGGCGGTGAACTCCGCCGACCACTCGGCCCCGCCCTCCTCGGCCGGCAGGTTCAGGGCCGCGGCGATCGCGTCCGCGATGTTCGGGATCAGTGCCATGGCCTAGTCGATCAGCCCCGCAGCCCGCAGCCGCGCCAGGGCGGCCTGGCCGGCGGGCGTGTCCAGGACCTCATTCATCCGCCGCCGCGTCCGCTCCATGTGCAGCACGCGCCGGTCGGACGGTGCCAGGAGCTCCAGTGCGGCCATCTCGGCCTGCGCTTCGGGCGGCAGGGCCTTGCGTCGTGCCTCCATCTCGACCCTGTGCTCCGCGATCCGTTCCTCGGGCGTGGCCCGTAGGCTCGCCACGACGGCCGCCTCATGATCCGTGAGTTCCACCTTCGCCATCGTCGTTTCCTCTCACCCGATCTGGACCGGCCCGCCAAAGGGTGCCGTCTGACACAGGTCGAGGGCTGGGCTGTTCTCACACCAGAGCACCACGCCACGACGCGGCACCTCGATCTTGCCGGCCCAAAACTGCAACCCCGGCCACGACCGCCCCCGCACACCTACGTGAACCTTCGAGCCAGCCCATATCCGCAGCGTCCCGCCGAAGAGCTCGACGCTCCCGTTCTGGTCCGTGTAAACAACCGCGCCCGGCTGCACGTCGATCAGCCCCATGAAGTCGATCCAGACGTGCCCGTACGGCATCATCCCCAGAAACCCCGTCTCCCCCACGACCATCTTGGCATTCTGGCTGATGGTCAAGTAGTGATTGCTGGCGTTCGTCCACAAGCCGTGGATGTTGAGAACGGTCGTGGCCCCCTGTACGTAGGTCGATCCACTGAGGAAATACGCTGCGCCGGTGGGATTCACGCGGACCTCGGCCGGCCCGGCACCGCTGCCGATAATGTCGCTAAAGCTATCCATCGACAGGAATTCCCCGTCGATCTCCAGGAGGCCCACGTCGATGAACAACTCCGCGCCACTCATCAGCATGAGTTGGCCGCCCGTCTCTGCATACGGTCCGATGTACACGTAATGCCCGTTGCCGATGAACAGGTCCTTATCCCGACTGACGGCGTG